GGAATTGAATGCTCTCTAAGCATTGCCTGTAACTGCATGTGTGTTAAATCACACTGTCTTGGCATTTTCATAATGAACTGGCAATTGCTCAGATCATACCATGACATCGTTTAGGTGTCAACCAGGATTTGAAGGATTTACGTTAACGTAAGGAATCGTTCCATCGGGTTTGATAACGTATGCAGGTATTCTAAATGCTGCATTGGGTAAATTCTGTGGTTGTGGAAACCAATCATAACAGGTGTCAACAGCAATCTGTTCTGTTTTTAAGATATAGAACGTATGCTCTTGATTAAAGATCTCATCAATTTCAGCTTCAGGAATAATCCATCTTGCTTCACCATCCTCATCTACACTCTTATAATATGCAAACATTAATGCCTTATTCTCATCAGACATTGAAAAATATGCACTATTATCTACCACCATGACGCACTTGCCCTCTAATTCTGCTAGACGAGTACAAATTTCACCAATTGTTTTTGGATTTAAAGATATAAGTGACATTAACCGAGTCCTCCGTCATCAATAGCACGTAGAATAGCATCAAGAGTATTAGTTTCACTGAACACTCTATTCTGAGGTAGACCATCAACTTGCTTAGTAGTGATTGCCATTGCCATGTAAGTCATTGCTCTACTTGCAAACTTACGATATACTGACTGAGCAATATAGAAGAACTGATCATCAGATTCTAGATATGCTTCTAGTTCAGAATTCTCAGCAAGCATTTCTTTATACTTCTTAGGACTGATTGGAAACTTAACGTTAACAGGTGGGATTGATTGTTGTTCTTGTGGAAGATTTCTTAACTTAGTTCTGTATGTAACCCACTGTGCTTTCTCATCATCAGTAAGAGGAGAATCATTAAGTTGTGTCCAGTCACTGTCCATTAACAGGAAGTTTCTAACTAATGTAATCTTAGTCCAGTTTGTGTATTCATCAGCAGCAAACTGTGCAGCAAGTTTACCCTCAAGGGTAACATCATTTAAATCTCTGAACTCAATGTATTTTTCTACTAATTTATCGTATAGGTTATCAATCTCTGATTGCTCAAATGCATCGAGATTGAACTCATACGAGACCCATTTATATTCACCTGTCTTCTGATTCCTTTGAAACTTATTCTTGTTCATCAAAGTGAGACCAGTTTTGTATCTAGCAAAACTTTCCAATTTATCCTTATCAGAATCCCAGAGAGGATATAAAATAGGGACGATCTCATCCTTCCAAAAGTCATCAGTGATAACTTTGGTCACGCCATTTCTTGCCATTGTTCTATTGATGGCATTTAAATATAAAGATAAATCTTGTGATGTATACTCTATCATTGTACTAAATTAAGGATCTCGTCCGTCATAGTATTTAGTTGGCTTTAATTAGATACTTGACTCTATGGTATTTTGTGATCAAAGGAATATTACTTTCTGGAATTGCTTCTGCTGTAACTGTAATAGGTGTAGAAGAACTCATTGTTAATAATCCCTCTTCAGAAGACATACCAGATTGAACAACCCCGATAGTCCTTTCAACAAAGTCAACGTCACAAATCTCTGTACCATCTGTTGGTGTGAATACTCTAGTTGTTTCTTCACCATACCACAATGTCATAGCAGAGATACCATAGTTATCCAGAGTAGGATTAGCATTATCATCTTGAGTAGTAACTCTAGTTTGTCTTACTAATAATTCAATTGCTGAACCCTTTGCATTACTATTAGAAGGAATATTTACATCAACTTCCTGCCATGGCGAATCACCACCAGTAGAAGATTTAATAACACCTAGTAGATTTACTGTTGATGAACCAACAATTCTATAATAAAGTAGAAGATCTTCTTCAGGTGCATCACCACCATTAAAACCAGTACCACGAATAACTGCCCATTGAATCTTTTCTACATTAGTTAAATCCAAAGGACCAATTACATATTCTCTAGTACCATCACCTGCAAAAGGTAAGTATCTATTAGAACGAGTACCATATGTTGGTGGTTCACCATTTGCACTAGTAGACATCTGGAATTTACCAGAGGATCCAGTTCCATTACCAGGAGTTACTGGTTTCAAAAGAACTTCTTTGGTATCACCATTAGCACTAGATTCTTTCCAAATATTACCTTGAAGTTTAGCACCACCAGGAATACCATTTGCATCACATTCATAATATCCACCATTAGGATTAGATAGAGTTCCCTCTACATCATCACCAGGAATTGTTCCTCTATATTCTACTTTAGCATATCCAGATTCACCATTACTAGAACCATCACCACCGTTGCCACCAGCAGATTGCAATCCACATGTAATTGATGTGTTAGTGTTAGCAATAGCAATGACTAAAGTACCACCTTGACCACCGCCACCACCTAATTTTCCATCATTTTCAGTTTCATCTTGAACTCTAATCTGAACATATCCAGCACCACCATTAGATCCTGGACTACCACCATTACCAGCAGTTGACCATGATGCTGAACAGTAATCAGATCTGTAAGCAGATCTACCACGAGCACCACCAGTACCACCACCGTTACCATTATGTCCGACACCTGCCTGTCCACCAATACCACCGTTAGCTTGTCCACCAATACCACAGCCACCGCCGCCACCTCCACCGCCACCAGCGGTGCAGTTACCAGTAGTACCATTTGAACCAAAGGTAAAGTCGAGTGCAGTTGTTTGTGAATTCAGGTTCGTTGCAGCACCTTGGTTGTTACCACCAGCGTAGCATCCATCAGTAGTACCACCACCGTTGAAACCACCACCTGATCCACCGCCGCCGCCTCCGCCGCCAGCACCAATAACAGGAATACCACCATCCCAGAAAACACCAGTGGATCCACCACCACCGCCACCAGTAGCACCATTACCCCAAGCACCAGTACCAGAGTTACCACCTGGCGATGCACCTGTACCACCTTGAGAATTACCTGCTTCATATCCAGTACCATTTACAAAACCATCAACATTGTTGAATCCTGCAGTTCCACCATTACCACGAGTCCATGTAAATGTGCTAGGACCAAATCCACAGTTAGCAGTAATTAACGCACCAGCACCACCTGATCCACCATTTGCACTATTGTCACATCCAGAGTTACCATTTCCATTAGCACCACCACCACCACCACCAGCAACTCTGATAGTAACAGTTCTAGATGAAACATTAGTACTAGAAGGTGCTGTCCATGATGTTCCACTTTGTGTTACAAATCCACTATCAGTGGATGTGATGAATGTGCCAGATGAACCTACACCACCAGCACCACCTTGACCATTTCCATCTCCACCACTAATAGTTCCACTACCATTATTTCCACCATTACTTCCTGATGCACCAGTAACTGAACCATTAACATCAACAGTATCAAGAGCTAATAATGAAGCAGGAACAAAGTATGTTCCACCTGCTCCTCCAGCACCACCACTATCACCTTGAGTACCACCGTCACCACCATATGCGTAGCAAGTGTAAGTGGTTCCACCAACATCTAACGTAATATATGCAAATCCACCGTCGCCACCATCACCACCAGAACCAGCACCACCACCGCCAGGTGCTCTTAATTCAGCATCAATTCTGGTGACAATACCCTCTGTTGCAGATACTGCTGGTAATGTAAATGATCCTTGTGATAATAATTCATTAGATTGGAATACTGTACCAGTGCCAGGTGGTGTAAAGACATCTGCTTTACCACCAATTACAGTTTGTGCATCAACAGCATATAATCTTGGAGAAGGTGTCGATAGTACGTCTTCAAATGTACCAGCAGCAATTCTAACTGTAACAGTACCAGCAGCACTATTAATAGTAGGAGTTACTTCTGGTGTATATGCAAATCCATTAGAACTAAACTGTGTTTCTAAAACTTGGAACGTTCCATTATACATTCCTGCATCATCTGGTATTGCACCCTGAACTGTAATATAATCACCTTTACTAAATCCATGTGCTTCTGCTGTACCTGCTACTACAATATTGTTACCAGAATCATATACTAGTGATTGAACTGAAACGATAGGACCACCAGTAATAGGATAACAACCATTAGGTTCTGGGGGATCTTGGACAATACCACCACGTAATCCAACAACTTGAATACCTAACATATCATTAGCGTTATCATTACCAGCTGGAACATTGCTTTGTTCAGGAGTTGATGATGTAAGATTTTGTTTTAATTTAACAGTTTGATTAGGTTGATCTTGTAATGCTGCAGGAATATCAATAACAAATTCTCTCCAGTTGGAGTGAATAGCATCATATTAGTCAAATGCTTCTGTGTTACCTAAATTATTTTCATCTTTGTAATCTTGTACAGATGGGAAGAGACGAAGCTCTGTACCATTACTAAATTCACAATATAATCCTTCACCTAAATTGTTAGGACGTTCCCCACCATTGTTATCATTACCAGCAACAGCAAAAACATACAATTGAGTATATCCAGTAAAATCTAATGTATACTGAACACTCCTAGTCATTTTGAGTGAACCTGGATTATTAATGTTAGCAGTAGCACCATATCCAAATGCAAGATATTGACTACTCTGTGCAATTCCTGGTTTCAAGAATCCTTCCCATTCACCAGTACCAGGACCATGATCTTCTAGTGAAATATCATCATATACTGCTGTGCTTGTTAAGGCAGCGTCAGTAACATCCCACGAAATATCTGCAGGTTGATTAGGATCAAGACCACCAATACCTGGTACGTTACCAAAGGTTGCTAGTGTTGGATCATTTAATTTTTCAAGTGTTAATCCATGTGAGTGACCTAAAGCTAGTCCACCTTGTCCAACTGGTTCAAATTGTATAATATTTGCTCTACTAGTGGTATAATTTACAGCAAATTCATCGATAGGAACACCATCTCTCTCATTGTCAATTGCTTCATCTGCTTCTGATGATAAAATATAATGATTATGTTCTACTGGTCTGTTAAGAGGTATACTTTCAAGAGGTCCTACTTTATAGGTAACACTACCAGTGAGGAAGGTAAAGACATCTGCTTGAATATTTGTATATCCAGTTGTTTTTACATCACCAATATTAAAGAATACACCACCGTCCAAAATTTCATCTTTGGAAATATACCATTTACCACCAGTTTGACCAACATTATTAACTAATGCATTTTCAACAGTTGGTGTTCCTTCTCCATTTACATCACCAAGACCTACAATAATTCTATCTCTATAATCTGGTAGATTAAATGTACCAACTTGATGTGGTGTATCATTAAAACTAAAAGATTTATTGATTATAATGGTAGGATGAGTACCAGAAGTAACATCTACATTAGTTTTAGGAAGTGTAGCTGGGTCAATAGTTTCAGGGAAGATAACTTCATATACAAATTCACCTGATGGGATTGTACCTGGTGGGAGTTCAGATTCTACTGGTATTTGAGTTGTATAGAATTGATCATAATCCCAGTCACCAGCAGGCAAAGACCCAAGACCAGGTCCAGCAGGGGTTTCACCAGTATCATCTACAAATCTAAATGCACATCCATATGGATATGGTAACTTGTTTCCACCTGCAATATTAGGATCTCTATAGAAATAAACAAAACACTGATTACCAACCCATGTAATTCTTCTCAAACCACCAGCATTTGATGCCTGTGTTGGTCTTACACTTGTAGATCCACCATATGTGTTTCTGATGCTATAATATAGTTGTGGATATTCTCTGATGTTTAACTCTCTACCATCACAGTACAAATATCCTTTGTAACTATATTCCATGATTTCTCCACCAGCACCAGCACCACCACTAGAGTGTGCTGGATCAGTGGAATAAGAATCTACTGCAACAGGAAAGATCGATCCAATGGTAGCATAGTTCTGCTCATGGTCTTGCTTATATGCAGTAAATTTATTTCTGTATGAGACTGTCATCAGTATTTGATTAGAAACTCTTGGACTAGGTAAGGTTGAACAAACTGGTCTGCTTTATTCTGTTCATTAACTTGAATCTTCAATGTAGAAGATAAGTTAGATGCTGGAATAAATGTTGGCACCGTCTCCAACTGATATGTATGTGGATCTGCTTGGAAATCTACAAAGTGTCTATGTGTGCCATCATTACCAAATGCTTCTGTCTCATTAGTTGTGTTTGAGATACCAGAAATACCTTGTTTATCACTATCATTGTTAGCATCAAATGGAACGTTTGTAAACTTATAGTTACCTGGAATAGCAAATTCTCCATCTTTTGCTTGCTGTGGCATACCAGCACAAACAATACCACCAATTAAACCAGATGGTTCACATTTAGTAAAAATTGTTCCTGAATAATCTACAGTACCACATGTGGTATTATCTTGGGATGCAGATCCCTCATTACTATCACAACCAATACTATTTCCAGACCACATTGGATACAAACATCTACCATCAGATTCAGTATCCCCACTACCAACTAGTCCTGATACATAAGAAGACATTGTTTCACTGTTAAAAACAGATGTATCAGCAAAATCTGGTGTCAAACAATAGAGTTGGGGTGGAAGATAGAAATTACAACCCTGTAAACAACCACCATAAACATATCTAGTACAACTACCAAGTGTTGCATTACTAAATCCATCAGGGTTACTAACTCCAGACAATCTAAATCTCGTAGCTGCAACAGCACAGAGATCTTGTCTAGTATTATAATACCAAGGAACAACACACAAGGTAGATTTTCTACTATAGAAGTTTCTACCAAACGCACTAAATTCGTTCTCGATTGATGATCTTACTCTTGTTCTATTACCATCATGAAAGTGAGCATGTGGTATAAAAGCATTAGGAAGAATCTCAATTTCTTCTGTATAATTACCTGTCTCTCTTGTAAAACCTGGTTCACCAGTAATAGGAACTATTTGAGAGGGTAGGAAGAAATTACCTTGATAAAGAATTTCATATGTTTCACCAATATTACTCTGTACTTCTAGTCCAACACCAGATTTTGTGATCTCTTGATCATTATCATCCTGAATTCTTAAATCAACTTCCAATCCTAAGTTAGCACCAGAAGATGCTCTCAATTTCTTAGAACCATAATCAGGTAACTGAAATTGATTGTCT